CTTGGTCGATTCTGCGAACACTTCGTAGAATCGACCAAGAGTTGCGGTCCCCTCGTGACGGAAGCCTTTTCCGACTCGGAGTTATGCGGGTGCCATATGCCTACAAAGACACGGCTCAAGGTTGCCTCGTGTCCCCTCGGTAAATGGGAAGCCGTTATCAAACAAAAAGACATCGACGCAATCAAGACCTTTCTCAAGACAGAGAATCAATTCAGAACAAACGGACAGCTCGCCCAGCTTTATTCGAAGGTGACAGGAACGAACACGAAAGCGAGTCAATGTTCCTCGTGCAACCGTCGGATGCTTGGGGATCTTCAAAAGCTAATAAACGAAACAGAATGAGCTATACAACAACAGAGAGACAAATCATCGCTGAGAACATCCGGCAATTTCTCAAAGAGAACAAAAAAGAGATATTCGAAGAGCATCACTTCGGCGGGGATCCTATCCTTGTCAAGCGACTTGTACCGATGACCCAATACGACAAAGACAACCTCGAGAACGTGGCAAGGGATGTCGAGGGGCGAATCCTTCACCCATGACTCATGGATCACTTTTCTCAGGAATCGGAGGCTTCGATCTCGCGGCTGAATGGTCAGGGTTCACCAACCTCTTCAACTGCGAGTGGGAAGAATTCCCTCGCAAAGTCCTCAAGCATCACTTCCCCAATGCGGAACAATACGGAGACATCAAGGAGTTCAACGCGACAGCTTACTCTGGAAGACTTGATATCCTCTCCGGAGGTTTCCCTTGCCAACCCTTCAGCGTCGCAGGAAAGCGGAAAGGCTCAGAGGATGAACGCCACCTGTGGCCGGAGATGCTTAGAGTTATCGGAGAGTGTCAACCCCGTTGGGTCGTGGGAGAGAACGTTCGCGGGCTTGTTAGTTGGTCGGACGGATTGGTATTCGAAACGTGTTGCACTGACTTGGAAGCTATCGGGTACTCCGTCCAATCGTTTATTATTCCAGCTTGTGCCACAGGCGCTCCCCACCGAAGGGACAGAGTTTGGATTGTTGCTCACTCCGACAACTTCAGAACCAGTTCACGACTTGGAGAAATTCAAAGCAAGAATGGAGAAGTACCCGAACGGGACAACGATGCCCAACCTAGCGACGCAAGTTCACGGAATGCTACCGACACCGATAGCGCAGGAACACGACAAGATTACAGGGAAAGAAAATCAGGACAGTTTAACAAAACGAGCGCGGCAAATGACTGGGAAGACTTCCCAACTGTCCCCCCTGTTTGTGGAGGAGATGATGGGCTTCCCAAAGAACTGGACGGCATCACCTTTTCAAAGTGGAGAAAAGAATCAATCAAAGCATACGGAAACGCGATAGTTCCACAAGTCGCTTATCGTATATTTGAATCAATTCAAGACCATGAGAAACGCAAGAAAAGCACTCCTCCACGCGAAGAACTTTCTCCTCATCACAGAGAATGACAAAGCAATTCGACTCCATGCCGGGGACGATCCGGCAACTTTACTTTTAACCTTAGCCGTTCATAATGATGAATTCCGATACACCCTCGAAGCCGTCCTCAATCAAGCCAATGAAACTCTCAACGATCAAAGCCAACCCGACGAACCCTCGGATAATTAAAGACGACAAATTCCAGAAGCTTGTCACAAGCATCAAGGAGTTTCCCGAGATGCTCGAAGCGCGTCCAATTGTAGTGAACCCGGACATGGTCGTTCTCGGTGGTAACATGAGACTCAAGGCTTGCAAAGCCGCAGGGCTTACCGAGGCTCCCGTCTATGTCGCTACATGGGAAGAGAGCAAAGCCAAGCAGTTTATCGTGAAAGATAACGTCGGCTTCGGTCAATGGGATTGGGATATCCTAGCGAACGAATGGGATACTTCTGAATTGAACGAATGGGGGCTTGACGTTTGGCAACCTGAGGCAGAAATAGACATGAGCGTCCTCGATGACGCAGAAGACGTAGACCACCTTGCAGATGATGTCCGTAGGGCCGTGTGCATCGACTTCAACACAGACGACCACGCTGTCGTCAGTGCGAAGGTGGCAGCCCTCAAGAAAGAAGGCAAGGACGTAGGCAAAATGATTCTGAAATGGATGCAGGAAGCCTAAGGGTCTTTGTGCCTTCCAAGAACAGGCCGAACACGAAGATTGTTGAACGCTGGGCTCCTGCAGGAATCACCCCGCTGATTTTCGTTGAACCACAAGACGCCGAAGCGTACGAAGGTTTGCCGATTGAGGTGTTGCCCAAAAACAATCAAGGCCTCGTGTACAGCCGCAACTACATCTTGAACTACGCACGCAAGAATGGTGTTGAGTGGTTCTGTATGTGCGACGACGACATACAAAACTTTAGCGAAGTGATAGCCGGTAAAGCCCGGATGCGCGATGCCCGCGTTGTATTGAAAGTGTGGGGCATGGCTCAGAAATATGATTTTGCCTTGACTGGCCTTGCGTACAGACAATATGCATGGTCAGAGAAGAAGCCCGTTCGCATCAACACGAAGCTCCCTGAATGCTGTGTAATCACTCAAACAGCCAAAATTCACCACAACTACCGGGCGCTTGATTTGAAGCACGACCGCGACTATGCCATGCAAACCATACGCGACCGAGGGACTGTCGCAGTGTTCAACCGTTATTGCCTACAAGTCCCAAACATTGGTTCAAACGCCGGGGGCTTGCATGAAACATACCACGATGACAAGAAGTACGTTCAAGCCTGTCGCAATTTTGTGGAGTTATGGCCGCAATACAGCCGCATCGTCAAGCGAAAAGGCAGGTATGACATCAAGGTGGAACCGTACAAACTGGCAAAAGCCACAAATCAACAAACCGTATGAAGCGCGTCGAATTACAAGAAGCACAACACGGCGTCAAGGTTGGGCAAGTTTGCCCCGACATTGAGCCAAACGTAACAGAGGACTGCATCTTCACACACGAAGGCAAGCCGATAGGATTCTACCTGCGGCAGCTGCCCGATAAGATGAGCAAGGTGGCAGACCTCGCAGACCACGAACTGCGTAGTAAGCGCGTACCTAAAAGCGAGATGCGCAGGAGCAGCGGACTTCTCGACGACAGCCTCGAAGTACGGCAGTACAGCACCATCATTGGTAGCGTACCACCAAAACCGCACATGAGGCGTGCTTACATGACCCGTAGCAGTGTTCACCTACACGATTCAGCCAAAACGTTCATCAAGGCTATGAATATGCTTTGCAAGATGAGCGAAAGCCTCATGAAAGATATAGCACCGACACTACACTCATCACAAGTCGAAGCTATGAAAGACGTTCCCGATAAGTGGAGGTTCGGCGACCTGTTCACGAGCAGTATCAGCAACTACAACATCCCCGCAAACTACCACAGGGACACAGGCAACGTCAAGAACACTTGCAACGTCATTATTACGAAGAGGCGGAACAGCAAAGGGGGTAATTTACACATCCCTGACTATAATGCCGTAGTAGATCAATGCGACAACAGTATATTGGTGTACCCTGCATGGCGAAATGTGCATGGTGTCACACCAATAAGACCGCTTCATGATGACGGTTATAGGAACTCGCTTGTGTTCTATCCCTTGAAAGCATTCGTAGAGAAATGAATAAACAAAATTCAACACTAAAAAAAGCAATGCTCGAAGCTCTCGAGAAGTCGCTCGGTATTGTCTCCACAGCCGCGAAGACAGTCGGCATTGATCGAGGGAGCCATTACAACTGGATGAAGGCTGACGCAGAATACAAGAAAGCGGTCGACTCCATTCAGGACAGCGTACTCGACTTCGCAGAATCGCACTTGTATAAACTCGTGAAGGAAGGCAACCCAGCCGCGACGATATTCTTTCTGAAGACCAAAGGCAAGAAGCGCGGATATATCGAACGGCAAGAGATAGAGGTCACCGAGAAGAAGCCGCTCTCCTGGCTCGATGAGTAAACTCCCCGCGACATATTACCACGTCAAAGAATGCAAGTCAAAGATTCAAGTTCACCAAGGCGGGACACGATCCGGAAAGACGTACTCCATCCTCACGGCACTCATTGAGCTTTGCCACAAGAACTCCGGACTCGTTATCACCATATGCCGAAAGACATTCCCCGCACTTCGTGCCACCGGGATGAGAGACTTCTTCGAGATACTCAACAAGGAAGAGATATACAACCCCGACCTCCACAATAAGAGCGATGCAACGTATCAACTCTGGGGCAACATGGTTGAGTTCATTAGCATCGACCAACCGCAAAAGGTAAGAGGACGCAAGCGAGACGTTCTCTTCATCAACGAAGCCAACGAGATCAACCTCGAAGATTGGCGACAACTCCTCCTCCGAACCACGGGGAGGGTCTTAATCGATTACAACCCATCAGACGAATTCCATTGGATCTATGACGAAGTTATCCCACGAGAAGACGCAGAGTTCTTCCAAACGACGTACAAAGACAACCCATTCCTCCCTGAAAGTGTGGTCTTGGAAATTGAGCGGTTTAAAACAGCGGACGAGAACTTTTGGAAAGTATACGGTCTCGGAGAACGAGGAACCGCACAAAGCACCATCTTCACACACTGGACAGAAATAAACCAAATACCCAATGAATACAAACTCCTCAACCTCGGCCTCGACTTCGGATATACGAACGACCCAACCGCCATCGTCCGAGTCTATACAGACGGGC